GCTGGAGACTATCCAACAACTATGAACGGGCGGTGTTCTTAAAAGGTGACCCAGTATTTCCAAGGGAAGCCACACGCTACATCTGGGCAAACCAAAACTTCAATGGGCAAGATGTTTTAGAAGTCGGTTGCTCTACTGGATATGGCTCACAGTTTTTGCCAACAACAGCCCATTACCTTGGTCTTGATTACGACCCAATCATTGTTGATGTTGCACAAGAACAAGCATGGGGTTTGCATAGACACTTTAAACAAGCGAACATAAATGATGGGCTAGAACATTCTTGGGACACCATCATTGCGTTTGAAGTCATTGAGCATCTAGACAATGGTTTAGAGATTGTGAAAATGCTACAACAACATTGCCAACGGCTTTTGATTTCTGTGCCGTGGAATGAACCAGAAGGTTTTTGGGGCGAACATCACAAACTGCACGGGCTTAATGAAAGCAATTTCCCAGACTTTAAATTTGCTTATATATCTGAAGCGGGAAACATCACCGATCAGCCCCAAATTATTTGCGAGACAAATCGTTGTAACTTAATGCTATGTAGGTGGGATGCATGATTCTTTGTTCTGTGGCTACACGGGGTCGATACTTCACAACCTTACCGCTAACCCTTCAAGCAATCATCAATCAAACGCATAAGGTAGATAAGTTAGTTATCTTTGATGACAATGACGAACCGCAAAATATGCGGAATGAATTGATCTACGCGCATTTCTTTCAGATGCTAAACATTAAGGGCATCCCGTGGGAATGGGTCTATGCTGGCAAACAGGGTCAGCATCACATTCACCAAATGGCTAATAGCATGGGTTACGAGTGGGTCTGGCGCGTGGATGATGACGCAATACCAGAACCCAATGTGCTTAAACGCCTATATTCTTTTACGACTTTCTTTGACAAAGTTGGCGCAGTAGGTGGCTCAATATTAACCCCGCCTGTCATGGATACATCTAGGGTTGCTGGCACGATTGACTTAATAGACCTAGAACCAAACATCCAATGGGGGATGATTGAAGGCTACAAAAAGGTTGAACATTTGCATTGTTCATTTCTTTATCGGGCTGGTGTCTATGACTACAACCTAAATCTTTCCCGTGTGGCGCACAGGGAGGAAACTCTATTTACCTATGGATTGCATAAGAAGGGTTACGGAGTCTACGCAGTATCCAATGCGGTATCGTGGCATTTAAAGAACCCTAGCGGTGGCATTCGTAGCGAAACAAAGCGGGAAATGTATGAGCATGACGAAAAGATATTCCGCACACATTTGCAGTTCAAAAATTACACAGTTGTGGTGCTGAACTGTGGTCTAGGTGACCATATTGTGTTTAGCAAAGTCTTGCCAAAGATTAAGAAGCCTTTAGTGTTTACTTGCTATCCAGAGGTTATAGAGGGAAAATCCATAGCAGAAGCACATTCCATATTCGGCAACCTTGACCAATGGAATATCTACGGGCAGATGGACAAGTGGAAATGGACACAAAGCCTAGAGAAAGCATTTGAAAGGATGTATCTTTGATAGTCATTTCACCTTATTCAAGACCACTTAACAACGGCAAAACAAATCCTAAGAACTATCCTTTTTGGGCAGAACTTATATCCATGATTGAAGAACCGATTGTGCAGATTGGCGTAGAAGGCGAAGTGCAGTTAGTGGATGACTTTAGAAAAGGTTTGCCCATAAGCCAACTAAAAGAATTGTTGCGTGAATGTCGCACTTGGATTTCTTGCGATAGTTTTTTTCAGCACCTTGGTTGGATAGAAGGAAAAAAAGGAATTGTTTTGTGGTCGGTTAGCGACCCTTTAATCTATGGGCATCCAGAAAATATTAACCTTTTAAAAGACCGCAAGTATCTTGCTGGCAATCAGTTTTTGTGGTGGGAAGCATATGACCACAACGAAGAAACATTTGTCCCAGCGCGTGAAGTATTTAAGTGTCTTTGATATACTTTCCCCTAATTAAATTGCGGGGAAAAAATGACCGATAGCAAAGAAACATTAGCGGCAATAGCGGTCAAAGCAACCCCGCCAGTTGGCGTATCCATAGCGTCTGTATTTGGCTATCCCGTATCGGATGTGCTTATCTGGGCAACCCTTATCTACACGCTATTGTTGATAATCCAGAAGTGTTACCAAATCTACAAAGAGGTTAAAGATTGACCCGTTCACAATTGGCGCGGCATTCAAGGCATTGCAACTTGCCTATGACGGCATTACCTATTGTTGTAACGCCTTAAACGAAGGCAAGGTAGCGGTACAGAAAATAAAAAAGGCAACAGATGACGCACAAACTATTGTCAAAGAAGCAAAGTCAATCTGGGGGTTCTTTGCTGGGTTATTTAGCAAACCAGAATCTAAGCCAGCCGCAGAAGCAAAGCCTGTGGAAAAAAAGAAGGCAACTTACACAACCCACATTCCTAACGAGCGCGAAATTGTCCAGCAATTTATTGGACACTTAGGTGAGTTCTTTAGAAACCATAAGACACTTACAGAATATGTAGAAGTCAAGTACGAAGAAGTATTCAAAAGCGTAGACCCAAACCCAGAGGACATTCTGGAGTTAAGCGTTTACAAAAACGAGTTAGATCAGTTCTATGTAAAGTTAAGCGGGATGATGCGCGGGGCTGGTGTCCCGTATCAACTTGGTCCACTATGGGACAACTACAATCAAATTTATACTAAAGTCCAATCCGAACAACAAAAGAGAAAAGAGCAAATCAGAATCAGAAGGCAACGCGAAGCCTATCAACGAGAAAGGTTTAGACAAGAAAAAATTGAACTAGGCATGGGATTGTTCTTAGTGCTACTCATAGTTTCTTGGCTATATGCGGTATGGATAAATTTATTTATCGTGGAATCTTGATAATGCTTTGCGTGATTCTCTCTATCATATTGATTATTACGCCTGTGATTATTATGATGTGGATAAAGATTCAAAAAGCAGAAATAAGAATAGAGAAAAAAGAAAAACAGATTAACCGATTGATACACCAGTTAAAGGAAAAATGATGCTACCCCTAACTGCACTTATAGACATTGGTGGGAAAATACTTGATAAAGTATTTCCAGACCCAGCACAAGCAGAGCAAGCAAAATTGAAACTGCTGGAGATGCAACAAAATGGCGAGTTAGCCAAACTTAATGCAGATGTTGCAGAAGCGCATGAATTGACTGAACGGCTTAAAGCAGACATGGGTTCTGATTCTTGGTTATCAAAAAACATTCGCCCCATGACCCTAGTCTTTATTTTGTTGACCTATACAACCTTTGCCATGATGTCTGCTTGGGACATTGAGGTTAACAACAACTATGTTGAATTGCTTGGTCAATGGGGTATGTTGATCATGTCGTTTTATTTTGGCGGCAGAACGCTAGAAAAGATTATGGACATGAAGGCTAAAAAATGAACTTAACAGAACATTTCACGCTGGAAGAAGCCACATTTTCTGAGACTGCCTCCCGTATGGGAATTAACAATCAGCCTTCAGAAACGCAATTAAACAACATAAAGATTGCCGCAGAAGGCATGGAAAAGGTACGCGCCTTATTAGGCAAATCTATCCATGTCAATTCTTGGTTGCGTCTGCCAGAAGTCAATGTTGCGGTTGGTGGCTCTAAGGTTTCCAGCCACATGGATGGATGGGCAATTGATTTTGTTTGTAAAGACTTTGGAAACCCATTGGCAGTTTGTAAAGCCATTGAAGCATCTGGCATCCAGTTTGACCAAATGATTCACGAATACGCTAGTTGGACACATATAAGTTTTGCGCCAGAAATGCGTGGGCAAAAACTTACCATCTTTAGACCACAAAGCAAGTATGCAATTGGGCTATTGTCTAAAGAAGAATACGATAAAAACTTTTAATCTTTTTCTACGCTAAACCATAGGATGGCGATTATTATGCCTATCCCTACACACGCGCCAGTTATCAGAAGGGCAATAATGGTTAAGATACTTTCAAGCATATTGGCTCAATTCTTTAAGTCTTTCTTCAAGTCTGCGAATTCTTTGGCGGTTGTATTCAACAACGCTAGTGGCGTACTCAAGTGATTGCTCTGCTTGCATTTTGGAAATGTAGGCTTCACGCAATTCCTTGTTGATGATTTCCTCTAGTGTTCTAGGGCGCAGAACATCTCGGATAAAGTTAACAACTATTTCTCGGTTAGTCATTTTTACCCTCCAGTTCTGAAACCCTTGCAGATAAAACTCTAACCATTTCAGTTAAAACGACAACTTCTGCAATGAGTTTTGCCTCTTTGGATGGGTGACGCAAGATTTCTTGTTTAACTTTGCTCATGCGCTCTATGTCGTTGAAGGCTTCTAATTCTTCAGCCGTTGCATATCGGTAAGGGATAGAAATTCCTATTGGTTCGCGCATACTTCTCCAATCATTTTCTTGATAGTAAAAAGATTCTTGTGCTGTGGGTATCTTGCATTCCAAAGTCGCGCATAGAACGCAATGTAGTCATTGGAAATTTTGAAGTCCTCGCCCGTGGTAACAATGTTAACCTCCCACCGAATCCGATTCATTATTAGCCAATGACTGATTCGGGTTCTGCCTTTATTGATTGCCTCAAGCGAGAAACGCTCAAAATATAGCCAAACATCTGGATTGTTGCAATGCCATTTCCACCAATCCTGTTTCCGTTCAGCAAAGGATTTCATTAAAACGGCACATCCGATTCATCTAATGGCTCTGCCCTTTGCGCGGATTGGCGTTGCTGGCGTTGCTCTGGTGTCTGTTGCTCAAAGACTTGATACCAGCCATCATAGGTTTCTACAACGGGGATTGAATCAATCTTGATTTTCATTTTGCCGTTGTCATCAACCCACAATGTGCCGTGTGTTGACCAGAAGGTTTTTTGTGTACCTTGGGACTCGTATTTGCGGAAGGCGTATTTAATGTCGTACTTTTTCATTTCATTTCCTTAGAAAGTTCTGCTTGCTTTTTGATTGCGCTACGGGTCTTGCTATCCAGCAATGACCAGAGAGCAACCTTTTCCTCAACATCCGTAATGGCGTTGGCTTCATCAAACGCACCGACAACATCTTCTGCCGCCATGCGTTCTTTGATTGCTTCTGCCACATCTGCCAGAACAGATTGGCGTTTCTCACTTATTTCTGCCTCGCTACGGGTTGGCGTTATGCGAGGGACTGACTTACTGGCGGCATTGCCATCGTCATCCTCTGGGGCTATTCCACAAGCCGCCATGAGCGAATACCTACGGGCATAGGTCAATGCACTTGCGTAGCCCTGTGGGTCTTTTTTGACGGCTGGAAAATGGACAATTCCTGTCTCGAGCATCTCGCCCGTTTCGTGGACAAAGACTGTCTCGACCATCACCCCGTCTGGGCAGTCATAGTTTCTTTGCAGAAGATAGACCCCATTGGCGTTTAATGCGTCTATTACCGCCTCCACGCAAGCGGATAGGTCTGCATAGCGTGAGCGGAAATGAGGGTTGGTAGAGGTCTTTAAAGCGGGCTGAAATGCCTTTTGTGCTTTGACCAGAGCCGTGGCTATATTTTTCATAGATTACCTTTCAAATAAACCAAACATAAATCCCGTGGAGAATTCCTATCGGGAAAAAAAGCGCACCAGCCACAAGGAAACCCCAAAGGGTATGACTGAAGCAGTAAAAGATATGCGTGAACCATGCGGCAATGGATACCCATATTAGGAAATAGCCCATTACTTTTTACCTTTCGATACTTCCTCGGCATTAGCCAAGTAATACATGGTTTCCCGCAATAAACCCTCTAGGCATTCAATGCGGCACAACAGTTGTTCGTAAATATTGTCTGGAGACTTGCCTTCTGCAAATGTCTTTGCCCATGCAATAGATTCATCACAAGTTTTGCGGATAGTGGATTCCATTATTTAGCCCCTACCAAGATTGCAACCATAAAGCCAGCCGCAAACCCTGAGAGCCAAAAGATAACTTTGTCTGCCAGCGTGGGGGTTGCTATGTATGGACCTTCAATAGCGTTTTGTGTGTATTTCTCATGTTTCATATTAAAAACTCCAAGAGTCAATGTGTTTAGGTTCGATGAAATCATCTTCATTGCATCGCTTCTGATCGCTTACATAGTCTTCATAGAATTCTTTGGCTTCTTGTGCCAGTTCTTCTAAGTCTTCTGCTGGGACTATGTTGTAGATGTTCTCGCCATCCCAAGTGATTGAGAGTTCAGCAAGATAGTGAGGGCGCGAATCCCAATCATCAGTTATGTCTTCAAAAGTAATTTCAATAATGACGGGATGTTCGCGCTTGGTTTTGCTACTGAGCCAGATGGTTTTAAGTTCCATTTTCATAATGGAATTCCAAGGCGTTTTGCTATGCGTTGTTTTTGCAATCCGTGTTTGCAATCTTGACAATCACATGGGACTACATCAATCTTGGCAGATTGTTTTAATTCTGCCATGCTGTCATAACCTCGAATATGCACTACTTCGTCAGAAAATCGGAAGCCATAGGGAAGATTGAGAATGTAGTCTGTATCGTCTGAGAATCGACTGCTACACACATCTACATCATTTGCAACATCAAGTTTGTATTTACTCATTTCAAAATACTCCAAAAAGACCCCGTGCGAAATGCTTGGGCGTATGGTTATTATAAGCCAACTAATAGCCCAGATCAATAGGCTATTAGTTAGGACATACCCTTGCTAGGCAAGTAGCAGTTCTTCGGCATGAGCCTTGATGCGGTTGCCTTGCCCAAACCACGCATTGTTCATGCGGTTGTCTACATTGTGTCCGCGCTCATGATCTATGTATTGAGTGACGGCATTAAGCAGACCCCATTTAGTGCCATAAACCCCGTGATTGGATGCGCCCATACCTGCGCCATCAAATAATTCCATCACGCGCTTAAAGCCCCGCGATGGCTTGTAAATGTTCAACTGGTGGTTGTAGGCGGCTGGGAATAGTTTGTCAGCAAATGCCTTGGCGTAGTTCTCGCCTACACCAGCCCTTGCTAGGGCGCGGTACTTGTCCATCATGCCTTCGAAGCCTGAGACAACTAGCCCCAGACGCTCACGCATAAGGCTTGCATCAAAGTCTGAGCCGTGGGTTAGGTTTACGCGGCTTGGCGCATCCTCTCGATCAGCCGCAGAGAGTGTGTTATTGCAAACCACCCTTATGCTGGTGAACTGTCCAATCGTTGCCGTAGAGCCATCAAATGAGGTACTGAGCAAGAGATAACCGCGCACGGCATCATCATGTAGCACTACGGCTTCTTTGTTGACATTAGCCAAAGCCCAGATGCGTTTACCGCCTTTGATTGCACCAGCCACCTCGAGCGAGAAACCCGCAGATTGCACCAGCGTATTAAAGAAATCTAGAACCTCATTGGGTTGGTGAATCTTGTAGCGGTCGGTTACTACGCCTAGTGGCGCATTGGTATCGTTACGAAAGATTACAACTTTGTTGTTTATCTCTTGGTAATCGTGTTCTGGTGTTGGCTGGAATACAACGGGCGCGGTCTTGGCAAGCCAATCTAGCCCCGCTTCTCTACGCCATACATCGATGGGCGCATCCTTAGTTAGTTGCTGACCTAGCCCGTGCCAAGGCGTATCACCTACAAAGGCTATCTCGCGGTTGCCCGTGATTTGGTTGGTTTCGATTTCGTGCGACATTTACTCTCTCCTTTAAAAGACCCCGACATGGGGCGTGGTTGAATTATAAGTCAGATTAACTCAGGCAGTCAACTCGTGTTGTTGCCAGTAGAGTCTTTCGGTGTGGGTTATGGCATTAGTCAATGCGCTAAGTGGCAAGCCACAGTCAGCATATCCAGCCGCGATTGACTGAAGATAACTGGTGGTAGGCTCACCATACGAGCCTGAGTTCATGTAATAGAAAAATGTTTCTACTACACGGGGTTTCTTTTTGCCGTTCATGATTACCTCAATGCCGCCACGCTCGTATAAATGTGGATAGCCTTCATATCGGTCTAAGGCTATGATGCAATTAACGGTAACACTCCATAAGCCTACATGGACTTCTTGCCCACGCGCCCATTCAATATCAGCCACGCCTCGGAATACTAGGCGATAGTTCTTGATAATGCCTGTGCCTACAAAGACGGCATTAGGGCATCTATAAGCCATTTGCTCATGATTAAGGTTACTGCCATAGGCGCAATAGAGGATGTCATTTTCGTACATGGTTGGTCTTTCAATAGTTAACGGGAATGGCGGTCACAAACTCGGCACAGATCAGGTCATGCAAAAACCAGTCAGGCGTTTGCGTACTAATCTTTGAGCCGTTTTGCAGTAGGCATCTGTTGGATACATTGGTCATAAATTCTGTGGCTGAATCGGTATGTCCAAAGAGGCTGGACTTACGCATCTTGTCTAAGAATTCGTCAGATGAGGAGGCAATCACAAAACCGCCTCCGCTAAATAGATAGATTTTTTTTGTCATGCTGTTACTCCTTTGGCAAATTTGGCTTGACGGGTTTTGTAGAAAGTTGCTGTTTCGGTAGTGATGCGGTTTCTGCGGATCATGCCAGCCAGCATTGTGTCCAAGGCTTCCTTGGCAGTTGTAGGCTTGGTGAATTGCTTGACCGCAGTTTTGTCGCCAGCATCGGAAATCATTGCGCTGGTCAAGCGGATGTAGTTGATGACTTTGGCGGCTTCGACTGTGCCAGCGTGATTGCGGAACTCGACAGAGCCTTGGCGGAAGAATGATTGAAGGTTGAGTTTAAAGTAGCGGTTGTTGTCGTACAACATTGCCAATCCGTTTACTGTGTTGCACTGGTCAATCTGTGCAAATGTCTTGACTACTGATTTGCAGTAGCGGTTGTTGTCACCGCGACGAGACTCGGGTTGTACGCTATCCAAGGCATTCTCAAACTTGACAAAACGCTTGAAGAGGTTGCGAAATTTCTGGATGCCCCAGCCAGTTGCATCGTGGTGGATGTGAAAACCGCAAGATTTGTTGACTTGTGCGCCAATCGTTACGAGTGCATCGCAAACCTTTTGCACTTCTGCGATACCAGCCTCGCCTTCTAGGATGGGGCTGACTACTTCAAAGCCATTATTGCCTTGGATAGAGCCGTCATACTTGACTTGCCACACGCTGTATTCGCGACCGCTATAAGATGATGAATGTGCATTTACTTCAGCCACATTTCTAAGCGCGGTTACTACTACGCTCATGTCTACATTGAAACACTCAAGTTCGATTCCAAATTTGCCTACTGTTGTCATGATTGCTCCTGTCTGGTTTAAGAAGACCGCTTTGTTTGCGGCATGGGTGAACTATAAGCCATCTTAATGCCCTTTGCAAGTTGGGGGGTATTAGCCAGATTTATATTGCTGGGGTTTTCAGAAGTAAAAGTGACTGAAAACAGAGGTATTACATTAAATATGGCTTTACTTCTGGTAGTAAGCCCGTTTATACTTTCGCCATGAAAACACAAGACGCAATCAAACTCGCGGGGTCAGGAGTGCAACTAGCAAAACTCCTTGGCATTTCTCAAGCCGCAGTAGCGCAATGGGGTGAGCAGTTGCCCAAGGCGCGAGTGTGGCAATTAAAATTGTTGAAGCCCGAATGGTTTACTGACTAACATTTTTTGAGACACGGCTAGGTCTGAAGTCATGAGCAGACTGAAAGGGGTTACCACCTTCCCTTGCCGATGTTTCTTTTCCAAGGTGATGGACAAGGTGGCTTATGCACTACTACCAATTCAATATTGGTGACTACATCAAGAACACGCTTCATCTTTCGCTGATGGAAGATTTGGCTTACAGGAGACTGCTTGATCTCTACTACGATTCTGAGCAACCAATACCCAACGATATTCCACGGCTTGCCCGTAGGTTACGGCTTGAACCCCAAGTCGTGCAAATAGTGCTTGATGAATTCTTCACGCTGACAGATGAGGGTTACAAAAATCACAGGGCAGATTTAGAGATTGCCAGTTACCACGAATACATGGCAAAACAAAAAGCCAATGGCAGTAAGGG